GCTTGGTCTGCGAGACGGTAGTAGTACCCACATTACGGAGCGTACCAGCAGTCGTACCCGTCGTGCTTTTGACGGTACCCAGCAGCCAAGGACCAAGATGCGTTGCAATACCCATTTTAAAATTCCTTATGCACAAGTAGCCGCATCATCTATGCACAGTCCCTCTAGGCTAGGGCTGATGCGGCTGGGTTATACCTAGTTCTACTTAAGAAACTTCATAGCAATGTTGATGAGTACAGCGCCAGCCGTTTCCCCAACAAAGCCGTGATTCACGTTTTCAGGGGCTACCAACACCACAGGGGCTGTATAGACGATATCATCTTGCCCCTCCTGTTGGTAGCGAACTTTTCCCTTCATCAAAAAACTGATGTGGTTACCACCTTCAGGATGAGAGTGAGTAGTAATCACATCACCTTTCTTCTTGAAGGTGTACATGCTTCCGCCAATGCATGAACTGATTTCAGCCATGCCCTCGGGTAGTTGAGGAAGCGGTGCGCGGTAAAAATTTGGGTCAACGTAGTTCATTAGTTAGCATTATAAATGTTGTTGCGAAGGCCGTAGATAATAGTACATTTACCGACCATACCAATATTGTCCGTATATTCAACAAAATATACTTGTCTATCTGTAGTTGGGCTGGAATATACGTTTGGGTTCCCTGTATTTACCCCAAAAGAAACGCCAAATGGATTGTTGTTCCAATAAACTGGAGGACAAATATATCTTTTATTTGCCGCGAGTATATAGTCGCTACCGTCAACAACAATAAAACTAACTGTATCTCCTATTCCTAGCCCGCCATCACCAACTGTTACACTAGGAAAAGTATTACCACCGGGGCATTGACTACCACGCGCTTCTCCAAATACGTCAAATATGACGCTATTTATAAAAGAACCGATTGGTAACCATACACCTGTTGGTGTAGATGCATTATTCATTGCAGCGGTAATATTAAAACTTTGCGCTATCAGCGTAATGCCCATATTGGCAATATTGCCAGCCGTAGAACCTATGGTGTTCTTGACCGTACCAATATTCCAAGTACCAAGGTGCGTAGCTAAAGGCATTGTTACGGCCCGGTCACACTATTGGGGGCGTAAGTACCATCTGCGTTACGAACAATGTAAGTAACCATTAGGTATGAGATACCAGTTGTAAGTGCGGTACCCGTAAGCGTGTAAGTAAACAATGCGTCTGTAGTACCCACATTACCTAACAATGTAAGTACAGCGGCACTTGCCGTATAAGTAAGAACGGTGACGGTACCAGCAGAAGTAATAGTTAACGCAGAATTTATAGCCGTACCATTAATGCTACAAACTATAGTGGTAGCACTACTATAGCTAGATGTTGTAGATATTTGCACCTGAGTAATCATCGCCCCTGCGGGAATCGCAAAGGCAACAGTACCTGCTGCATCGTTGTACCTAACAGTTGCAGTTTGGGCCACTACAGTAGCACCGACGTTACGAACTTTACCCGCAACAGTACCCGTAGTGTTTTTTACAGTACCTATAAGCCACGGCCCAAGATGCGTTGCAAGTCCCACAGTAACTCCGCTGTTAAACCAAGAAGGAGGGGGGTCAAGTTGCCCTGACCCCCCGCTTCATCACGTACCAGCCGAACCCCAAATGCCCAACGGGTCGCTCCAGCCGAAGCTGTAACGCTCGCGAGCCTTGTAGCGCACGTTGCCCGTGTCGAAGTCACCGTCCATGCTGTTAGCCAGAGGTGAACGCACGAAGTGCTTCAGGCCATTCGGCACATCCGTCATCAGGTAGTACCCGTTAGGGTCAGTGAGGAAGTGGTTGACCTTGTAGCCTTCCGGAATCGAACCCATCGCCTTGAGGGCGTTGATGTCGTTATCCGTCGTACCGACGCGAAGCTCGGTGTCAAGCAGACGCTTGGCAACGAACATCAGGGCCGGGGGAACGATGAGCTTGCGGGGCTTCGCAGCGATGAGCAGACCACGCTCGTCCGTCCAAGCAGCAATCTGAATGACCGCCGCTTCAAGCGACGTTTCGTTCAGGTCAGCCGCAGTGGTCTGCGTGTTGCTGTTCGTACCACCGGAGACCAGCGGGTGAGCCGTCGAGAACAGAGCAACGCCGTCACCGCCAGCATAAGAGGCGCTGAAACCGTTGTTGATGACCGACGCAGCCTTGACCTGCTTCGTGTACGCCATACCACGGGCCAGAGCCTTGGTATAACGCGACGAGAGCGAGTCGTACAGGTTGTCTTCCACAGCTTCTTCCGTGATGGAGAAGCCGAGGGCGATGGTCTCGTGGTTGTAACGAGCAGTCCAAGCTTCCTGCGCGTTGTCGTACGCAATTGCCTGACCTTCGTTCTTAACCGGAGCGGCGGAGAAACCCGACAGCTTGGTCTCTTCTTCGAAGCTACGCTCCGAATTCTCGACCTCGTAGATTTCCTTATGCTCTTCGCCGTAGCGGGTGTACTCCAGACCGAACAGAGCGTTCAGGCCGGGGAGCAGTTCCTTGAGAAGTTGTGCGCGTGAAATTGCCATTTTTTATGCTCCCTTAAGCGCCAGTGCCGTTCATGTAGTTGTGGAAGCCGAAGTTCCACGCCACGATGACTTCTGGGTAACCGATAAACGATACAACCTGATTGGTCGTCCAAGTGACAGACGCCGAAACGGTGACGGTCGTGCCGTTGACACCCGTAACGTACGTCGTGTTACCGGGAGCGCCAGCGGTCGTGCCGGAAACACCCAGAAGCACAATCTGCATACCCGGCTGAAGGCCAGTAGCACTTGCCACAGAAAACGAAGTACCAGAACCAGCAGCGGTCGTGATGGTCGTGCCAACCGTAACCGCAGTGTCCGGAACAAGCTGGACAATACGGAAGACGCCAGTAGCGCCAGCACCCGTAATCGTGGTCAGCGGAACGCCCGTACCAACAGTCGTAGCAGCGTTCAAGCTTGCGGTCGTCAGCGGAGCAACGCCCGCAACGCCCATGAACGAGTCGCCCGTCGAAGTCGAACCAGCGGACGTAGACAGCAACATGTTGCTACCGACGTAACGCGGCGAGACGTAACCAACGGTGGTACCGCTAACAACCGTGCCAGCAGCGGCAGCGGCGGTCTGAGCAACAACGCAAGCACGGAAAAGCTGCTGCGGGTCATCGACCACGTATGCAACCGCATCCGGAGCGTTAGTGCTAGCCGGGTAGAACTGATTACGCATCTTACCGAACAGGGGGCCAGAGGTACCCTGCGTGTATTCAGCGCCAAGGAACACACCAGCAAACGCGCCAGCGGTGATACCGCTAGTGGTAATGGTGTGCGGGGTGATTACGGCGGTACCAGCACTGATACCGACAACGTCACCGTTGAAAAGGTTCGTCGCGTAGCCCTGTTGGATGGGGAGCATACGGGTCGAACCCGAAAACACCCGCCCACCAATAAGGTTGACAGGCTTCAAGCCGTACGGCTTGTCAATCGTTGGATATGCCATTGTGGCTCCTTAAAAAAGAATTACTTACCCTTACCGAAGGTAGTCGTCGAACGGCGCTCGTTGAAGAGCGGCATCCGCTTATCCTCCGTCCGCATAAAACTGTTATCTACGGCTTCAATCTGAGACTGTGCTTGCTTGCGGTAATATTCATTCCGCTGCTCAGACATCTCCATTGGAGCTTTGCACAACAGGAGTCCGCCAATCTCAACATTGCCTTTGAAGCGACTGTTGGGGTCGGCCTGCATCATCAACTCCGGATGGTCTTCAGCCTTCACAGGCTCATACCCCTCACGGAGCTTTGCGGAGAAATTCGTTGGGTCAGATTGACCCATCATGGATGTCCGAACCCATCTATACGTCCAACCCGGTTGCGCGGATGGCGTAGGTAAAAGTTGCGGAGGTGCCCACGCCTTCTTACGGGTCGTGGTCTCTCGGGTTTCAAGCTCACGCGACAAGCGATTCTCAGCCATTGTTGTTCTCCAGCTTCATAACTTCACGGGCATAGTGTTCTGGCGACACGCCAAGCTTCTTGGCGATAGCCACAGCCGATGCGCTAAGGCGTACCTGCTTTGGGGCAGATGACCTCGTCGCTGGTGCTACAACGGTGGATGCTTTGCGCGGAGCGGGTTTTTCCTGCTCAGCGTTCTCTTCCTCGAAGTTCTCGGGGAAGCGCTTGCGAATGGTTTTGTCGATTGCCTTGTAGTATTCGTCACTACGAGGGTCAACACCATCATTGACCAGTTTGTCGTGCAGGCCAAGAGCAAGGGAGGTCATTTCCTTGTCAACCATCCACCAAGAGTTGCGCTGCCTCCAAGCCTCGGCTTTCGGGTCAGGTACGGCGGCTGGTTGTCTCGTCTGTTGTGCCTGTTGTACACCTTCCTCTTCGTCTTGTAAAGAGGGTGTATACCGTTGATATTCTTTTAGCTTCAGCTTAGCGTCCGTCAGAGCTTCCTGTGCCTCAGTAAGCTTGTCGGCATCAGCCTCCTCGTAGGCACGTTTGAGTTGTGCCTTGGCGGCCTCGATGTCGGCTTCCGCCGTACGTGTAGCTTGTTGCATATACATTTTCTGGCCGTAACCGAGCTGCTGCTTGAGCTTCTTGTTCTCTTCGGCCTGAACTTGTGCGAACCGGATAGCCTCTTCCCGTTCACGGGAGTGGCGCTCCTTCTCACGACGCTCGTCGTGCCACACCTTCTTCATCTGGGAAAGACGCTTCTTTACCTTCTCGGAATAGTCCTCAAGGTCGTCTTTTTCCAGTTCCTCAACAATCTCCTTGGGGAGAGGTTTACGACCCTTATCCTCTTCAGGAGTGTCGTCAACAATCTCAATCTTTAGACCGTCGTCGGCCTCATCGGTAGTAACTTCTACCTCGTCTGGGAACTTATATGACTCGTTAGCCATTAGCTATACTCCTTATGCGCGACGGATGCCACGGGGGTCATCGACCACCGCTTCCACCGAGTCGTCGTTGATGATGCGGAACTCCCGACCGTGGATGACCACGCGGGTGCCCGAGTACGGACGGGTGAGGATGAAATCCCCTTCATGGCACCACGGCCCCGTGGGGAACCGCGACTCGTCCTTATAAGCAGTATTACCAACCTTGACGACAAACAGAACGACAGTGGTTTGTTCTTCCACACGCTTCGTCTCGTCAGCCTTGATAAGACCGCTTTTGCCAAACTCTTCTTCGACATGCGGGACAGCGCACAAAATGCGATAGCCCTTGGGAGTCGGCAGTTGAGTGGCTTTAGCTGCCATCTCTTCCGTTTTAGCTACATCAATACTACTCATCCGCGTCTTGCTCCTGACGTTTTGCAAGGTCTTTGATGATGTCCTCCGCAAGGTGTAGACCCTGAACCACCCCACAAAGTCTTCGATACTCTTCGATGTCTTTTGCGCTGTTTCCAGCGAGGTACGCAGTGACTGACAAGAGTTCATCACCAATCTTGCCCATCAAATACTCGTACTCGTTCCTATAGTGTTTCATTCAGATGCGCCTTCTTTCGGCGGGTTCATGGGCTGCGCTGCGACCTTGGGAGGCTGTTTTGCAAGCCTCTCTTGCGTGCGCAAGTCCATATCATTCTTGTGCTGCGTCATCTGATTCTCAGACGACTGTTGTGCGTTAGCCTGCTCACCCATCATGCGGATGACATCCATCGCAAGCTGTGCCTGCTCGTTCCCATCCTGTGACTTCATCTGCATGTCCCTAGCGACAGCATCCACAGCTATCTGAGCCTGAGCAGTCTGGGTCTTCATCAACAGCTCGGCCTGCTTGAGTTCAAGCTCGTCACTCTTAGCGACTGCATCAACCAAGTCCTTCTGAGCCTTGCGCTTAACCTCGGCTTCCTTAATCTCCAAGTCCTTCTGCTGCATCTGCACCAGCGGGTCTTGGGCCTGCTGCTGGGCCTGAGCCTGCGCTGCCTCGGAGCTATTCTTCTGGAACAACCGCAGCGCAGCCTGAGCCGCAAGCTGCGATACCTGCACCTCCATCTGCGGAGTAAGCTGGCTCTCCTCGTCACCATCCGTGGGCATCGGCGGCAGAAGAGCGCCAAGCTGCTGCTCAATCTGCATACGATAGCCGTAGGCAAGATGCTCCATGATGTGGCCCATAGCCGCCGCCTGAATTGCAGGAGCCTGCGGGTTCTGCCCAACCAAGCCTTGAATCTTCGGGTCTTGCATGGCGAGCATGTGGACGGTGACATGCGCTGCGTGGTCTTGGTGCAGGAACGCCTTAACAGGCTTGCCCATGAGGACATTCATGTTCTCCGTGACAGGGTCAACGGGCTTCATATCGTCTTCAATCGGCACAATCTTTGCTGCATCCTTGATACCAAGCACTTCCAGCATCTGACGATGCAGGTACGCTTGGTCATACAACTGAGGAGCAGCCTGAGCCATCTGGAAGACAGCCTGATACTGCACCACTCGCTGCGCCATCGTGCTGGCGTTGGGGTCAGACACGGGGATGACATCCACCATGTCGTAGTCGGACTGCTTGGCGGATGCCTCGCCAACCTCCGGCTCGTACGAGTATTCCTCGGGCGTGTTGTCGCGGATGATGCTAGCGAGGAGCTTAAACTCCTGTTTCATGGCGTAGTGGATACGTGCCTGAACCGCCGACATCGTTTTGAGCGTGCGCTCAAGGATAGCCAAAGTAGTGCCAACAGGAGCCTGAGAAGACATGTCAGACACGCTCAGGTCGGCTGTGGAGGCCATCCTGCGTGCGTCATCTACAATCTTTTCCATCAAGCCAACGAGAGTGGCGCTTGGCTCCTTGTACGGG